GGTGCGATCAGTTCGGCCAACGCGGCTGACTCCTCGATCAGCGGATCGATCCGCTGCTTGGAGTTGCGCTTGGCCATCTCCACCGTCGGCCAGACCGCCATCATCGGCCCCGGCGCGTGGTGGATCACGTAGCCGATCCAGTTCGATCCCATCTCGGTCGCGCCGAGCTGGGCCGCCTTCATGAACACCACGCGCTCGACCGGCGATGTCGGCGACAGGCAATCCATGATGGCCTTCAGGTACGGCGTGCGGCTGGTGCGCCAGCGTCCCGGCTCTGCCGATGCCTTGCTGGACAGCATCCGGTGGCGGTCCGACCACTCGGACACCGTGAGCAGCGGATCTGGCGTCAGCCCCTCGCGCCACGCGCGCTCGATCTCGGCCGCGCCCTCGTAGTCGACGTCCAGCATCAGTCCACCCGGGGCCGAAGCTCGCCCAGTTCCTGCAGGTGCTCGCGCACTGCAGCTTCCAGGGCGACGTGCATCGCGTGAGGCTCGATGCCGAGCTTGGCCGCCATCTGCGCGGAGATGCGCGCCGGCCAGTTCAGCCACGCATCGCGCTCTGACCGGGCGAGCTTGAAAACGTGGGCGATGGCCTGCGAGCGATCGACCAATTCCCCCTTCAGGCGTGCCAGGCGAACCTTGTTCGTTTGCGCCTTGACGACTTCGTTGACGGTCCGGGCCTGCAGCAAAGAGGTGCCGCCCGTAGGTGAGTGGCCGGGACCGTCAGTGGGTTGGCTCCCGAAGTCGGGTCCGGGGACCCTCACGGCCTTCTGATGCGTGCCAGTCCTTGGAGCCTCGGAGTTGCGGGCCCATTCACGGTCCGCCCGATCCGGGTCGACAGTGCCGTCCGCCTCGGGGGTGATCCGCCCAGCAGTGATGGCCTTACGTACCGCCGCATCAGACACCCCCCGGTGGCGGGCGTAGGCCCGAATCGACATTCCCATCGGCAACTTCAATCCTTCATGCGTCGGCCCTTCGAAATCAGCTTGGCTTCCATTGGAAACAGCGCGTTCATCACGTCACCCGATCAACCCCTGCGAAGGAGTAGACCATGACCACCATCACCCTGACCCCTGCCCAGCACTCGATCCTGGCCTACGCCCTCGAACACAACGACGGCAAGATCGTCTGGTTCCCCGACAACATCAAAGGCGGCGCCCGCAAGAAGGTGCTCGATGGCCTGTTCAGCCGCGCCCTGATCACCACCGACGGTGCAGACTGGTTCGTCGCCGCCGAGGGCTACGACGCGATGGGGCGCCCCCGTCCCACTGCCAATCCCGCGCCCATGCCCCCGGAAGCCGACCCCGAGATCGAGGCCGCCGTAGCGGCCGCCGAAGCAACGTGGGCGAAGGAGCGCGCGGACACCAAACCCCGCACCCGCGAGAACAGCAAGCAGGCTCAGGTGATCGCGATGCTGCGCCGCCCCGAGGGAAGCACCGTTCGCCAGATTTGCGAGGCCACCGGCTGGCAGGCGCACACCGTTCGCGGCACCTTCGCCGGGGCCTTCAAGAAGAAGCTCGGTCTGGCCATCGTCTCGGACAAGCCGCAGGGTGGTGAACGGGTCTATCGGATCGCCTGATCAGAAAGATCGAAGAAGATGCCGAGCCGCGCTTGGCTTCTCCATCGAACAGCGCGTTACTACGAGTATCGCAACGATCAACGCCAAGGAGCACGAGATGAACACCACCCGCCCGATCCCCGCCACCCAGAACGATGCATGGGGCTTTTGGGGCACGATGGACGAGAAGGCCAACGCTGCCTGGCCCCTGGCGATGACCGCCATCTCGGACGCCACCGGCCAGCCCCTCGAATCGGTCCGGACCTTCCTCGACAGCCGCCACGGCCGCCACTTCGCGGACGACGTTCAGAACGCGCTGTACCGCGGCCAAGCCCTGGCGGACGCGATCAACGCCGCCACCCAGCAGTGGATGGGCTGGACCATCGGGCGCCAGACCAGCAAGGACTACGGCATCCCGCGCGGCATGCCCTACCTGACGGGCTTCGTGATTCACACCGAGATCGTCGAGGACTCGCTGGCGGCCTGATCGAACGCCAGGCCATCCGACTCGCGGGTGGCCTGCTGGCCGGCCCAGTCCTGCCAGCGGCGCACGATCACGTCGACGTACTTGGGGTCGAGCTCGATCAGCCGCGCCTGCCGCCCTGACTTCTCGGCAGCCATCAACGTCGTGCCCGAGCCCCCGAACGGGTCGAGCACCACGTTGCCGGGCCGGCTCGAATTGCGGATCGCGCGCTCGACCAGCTCCACCGGCTTCATCGTCGGGTGCAGGTCGTTCTTCTGCGGCTTCTTGATGTTCCAGACGTCGCCCTGGTCGCGGTCACCGCACCAGTGACGCTGCGCCCCCTCCGGCCAACCGTACAGGATCGGTTCGTACTGACGCTGGTAGTCGGCGCGGCCCAGCGTGAAGGTGTTCTTGGCCCAGATGATGAAGGTCGACCAGTGGCCGCCCGCGGCGCGGAACGCGGCCTGCAGCACGTCAAGCTCGCTGGAGGACATCGCCACGTAGATCGCGCCACGGCACTGGGCGATGGTCGGCGTCAGCGCGGCGAGCAGGAAGTCGTAGAAGCCGTCGCCCAAGTTGTCGTTCAGGATGGCGCGGTCCTTGCCGCGCATCTTGTCCTTGGCGCTGTTGGCGTAGTTGACGTTGTACGGCGGGTCGGTGAAGACCATGTCTACCATCGCTTCCCCGAGCAGCTGCTTGTAGCTCGCGGCCACGGTGGCGTCCCCGCACAGCAGTCGGTGACCGCCCAGCAGCCAGACGTCGCCAGGGCGTGACACCGGCGTCTCGGCGACATCCGGGACCGCGTCGTCATCCGTCTGGCCCTCGTTCTCCGGCTCATCGCCCGCCATCAGTTCGGCGAGCGCATCGGCGTCAAAGCCGGTGAGCGCCAGGTCGAATTCGTCATCCTGCAAGGCAGCGATCTCGACGCGCAGCATCGCCTCGTCCCACCCCGCGTTCTCAGCGATGCGGTTGTCGGCGATGACCAGAGCGCGCCGCTGGGTTGGGGTCAGATGATCGAGGACGACCACCGGCACCACCTCCAGTCCGAGCTTCTGCGCGGCGGCGAGCCTTCCGTGACCGGCGACGATGACACCGTCGCTCCCAGCGAGGATCGGATTGGTGAACCCGAACTCGGCAATCGAAGCCGCGATCTGCCCGACCTGCTCATCCGAGTGGGTCCTGGAATTGCGCGCGTAGGGAACCAGCTTTGCGGTCGGCCATTGCTCGATCTTGTCGGCGAACCAAGACGCGGTCATGGTTGAATCTCCTGGTCGCTCGAACGGGTAGCGGCGACCACGTCAAAGGTCTGCCCCGTGCTGGCGAGGGTCACGGGCACCTCAGGAAAGTTCTGCCGGAAGCGTTTGATGGCGACGTCGACGTACTCAGGCGCAATCTCGACGCTGCGACAGACCCGGCCGGTGCGCTCTGCTGCGAGCATCGTCGTGCCGCTGCCGCAGAACGGTTCGTAGATCAGATCGCCGGCGTCGGAGTACGCCTCGATGACGAACTCCGGCAGGGCCACCGGGAAGACGGCCGGATGGTCAATCTCCTTGCCGATCTTTCCCTTGTGCCTCATCACGCGGATGACGGAGTCGGGAATCCGGTTGTCCTGCGTCGGCTGACCGGCGTGCGTCCAGCCGCCCACCTCGCCGTCCTTGCTACGCATCGCCGTCGATGAGCCATCGGCGCGCAAGTGGGATTCCTGCCCGGCGTGTTTGCAGGGAACGATCTTGTTGGGTTTACGGCTCTGACGATTGAAGTGGAAGACGAACTCGAAGCTGGGCGCGAAACGCCCCGCCCAGTCGCCGGGCATCCCGGGTCCCTGGTCCCAGACGTACCAGGCGAAGCGCCGCCAGCCCCGCGTGCGCATCCAGCCAAGCCAGCCGTCCCAGTACGGGATGACCTCGTTGTCGCGATGAATCAGCCCGAGATTGACCAGCACCTGGCCGTCCTCGGTCATGGGCAGGATTCCAAACACGCCGTGCATCAGACCGTCCCAGTCGGCGATCCCGCCACTGGTGTAGTCCCGCTGGTTGCCATACGGCGGCGAGGTGAAGCACATGCGAGCCGATTGGCCCTGCATCAGTGCAGTGACGACGGCCAGATCGGCGGCATCGCCACAGACAAGGCGATGCGCGCCCAGCGACCAGATATCTCCGCTGCGAGACACCGGCACGGCCGGTGAGTCAGGGACGTCATCTGCCGCATCGTCCTGCTTGGTGTCGGCTGCGTCGTCCTCCGCGTCACCGACCAACAGCGCCTCGATCTCGGCGTTGTCGAAGCCGGTCAGCGGAAGGTCATATCCGGCTTCCGACAACTCGGCCAGTTCCAGCGCCAGCAGTTCCTCGTTCCAGCCCGCGTCCAGCGCGAGGCGGTTGTCCGCGATGACGTAGGCACGCTTCTGGTTGGGCGTGAGATGCGCGAGTTCGATCACCGGCACCTCGTCCAGCTCGAGCTTGCGCGCTGCGGCCAGGCGCCCATGCCCTGCGACGATGCCGTTGTCGCCGTCGACGAGGATGGGGTTGGTCCAGCCGAACTCGACGATGCTCGCCGCGATCTTCGCGACCTGAGCCTCGTTGTGCGTACGCGGGTTGCGGGCGTAGGGGATCAGCGCCTCGACCTTGCGGTACTGGACGTTGAGCATCTTCAGAATCGGTTCCTCGAAAAGATGACGGCCCGCTCGGGGAAGGAGTGGACCCCGGGCGGGCCGCCAGCCTGGCTACGGCGTTGCCAAGCGAAAGAGCCCGCCGACGGTGTTCGTGGGCGGGCTCAGGAAAGGGTGCGTACCGGACGGGTGCGAACTGCGAACCGTGCGAACCTAGGTTCGCACCCTGACGCTATCGAAGCGCCGCGCTCGCGCCCCCCGCATTGGTTTTTCGGGAGGAAGGACCCCTTTTGCCTCGGGCGAGCTGCCCGCAGCGGGTCGATGCGGTCGGTGACTGGCGCACAAATGAAAACGCCCGCAGGGAAAAACTGTGCGGGCGCAATTACAGCGATTAATGGGATGGTATCCGATCGATATATACGCGTCAATGGACTATCGCGCGATTTGCCGGGCGAAACCGTAATGCACGGCCAGCACGCCGAGCGCGCTGACCAAGATGCCCTTGGCCTCGTACTGATTCAGCGTACGCCCATTCCACCCTTCGAGAGCCGACCACTCCCTGACGCTTCGACCCAGACCAGCCACGTACCAGACCGCGCATCCACCAGGACTGTTGATCCCGCCCACAGCGTCCAGCGCCTCATCGAGTCGCCGACGTGCCCAGGCGACCCGCTCGGTGATGCTGTCGTGCCATTGGCCTCCGGGCACCCGATCCAATGGCGGCGCTCCGGCCGGACTCATCTGAGCGAACACGAAGACGCGGTTGAACTCCTGGCCTGCGTCGTGCATCTCGGGCGTGATCGACCCGTTGCGCAGCAAGATGCCCAGCGAATCAATGCAGCGGAAGTGCTCGGTACGGAACGTCGTTCCCTCTTCGGCGACACTGCTCCACTCGGCGACCCGACCGCCGGGCAACTGCACCACGGTGCCGTGGACCAAAGGTTGCGGGGCTGGTCGCTTAGCCATGGTGCTTGCCCCCCATCACGGTCTGGTCCATCGCCCAGTGCAGGATCGCCAGCGCGTCGGCCTCGTTGTCGTCACAGGGGCTGAAGCCCCGTGCCCGCACCGCGCTGATCACCAGATCCTTGCCCGCGTTGCCTTTGCCGGTCGCGTGCCGTTTGATCGTCGCCACTGGCACGCCCGTGTAGCCGACGCCCCGAGACTCGCACCACGCGGTCAATTGGCCGAGGAATGCACCGTAGGTGTGGGCGGCTGCCGTGCCCTTGTGGGCGCGGACCTCCTCGAAGAAGACCATGGCGATCGGTCCTGCGCTGGCGTGCATCTCATCGAGCCACGCCGCGAAGCGCAGCATCGACATCCCGCCGCCCTCGAAGCGCCCCGGCTTGAAGCCGTTGGTGCCGGAGACGATCTGGCCGCTGTGCTGACGCAGTGCCCAGCCCGTGTTCTGGCCGAGGTCGAGCGCAAGCACGGTGCTGACGTTCTGGGCGACACCAGGGCGACGCGAGTCCAAGACCGGGTTTAGGCTGGCCGGTGACAGCTTGGCAAACGAAGCCATGTGCATCCTCCTGGGAGCGCGATTGCGACCTGGAGGAGCGCGGGCATCGCCGGGTCAGGGCTGATGCGGCTCCCTCACGTCCGAAAACGTTCGGGTGAGTGCCCTGGCGCAGGGACCGGGCGGAACGGGGCGGTGCCGCCCCGAGAAAGACAAGTCGAGAGAGATTCTTCAATAAATACTTTTTTCTCTTCTAGTCTCTATCTTTCTGGGCAGCTCTTCCCCCTGGTCTACAGGGCACCCTCTGTCTATTTGTAGACAGGGGATGTGGCCTTGAAACAAGGACGGAAGTGAAGCAAGCCCTCCGGGCATCAGCAGCCCCCCTCACAAGACCTTGATCCATTGCGCCGGGCGTCCCTTGCTCTGCAGCATCACCGTATCGATCAGCCGGGCTTCGGCGAGGGTGCGCAGGACGCCGTCGCGCTGGCGGTGGTCCATGAACTGCGTGCGGCGCGTGAACTCGCTGCGTGACATCCCGGCCTGCCCGGCGTCGCGCAGGATCTGCATCGCGCGCTTGTGGTGTGACTCGACCTGGTTCTCCGACACCCGCGCCGAGGCCTCGCGGATCGTGAGTTCGGCGCAGTGCCGCGACAGCATGATCCCCCACTGGGCGTCGTGGTCCTCGATGATCGGGTCCACCGGGTCGCGCGACACCGCACGGATCAACGCCAGTTTGGTCGCGTTCTCCTCGATGCGCGCCAGGATTGACGAGAAGCCCGTGCCGCGTGAGGTGCGCAGCCTGCCCACCAGGTCCTGGTCCAGCGCCCTGAAGGCGTCGCGCGCGGCCGGCGTCATCGGCACCACCCGCGGATCGACCAACACCTCGTCGATCGCGCCGACGTCGGTCAGGTTGCCGTTGAGCTTGCCCCCGCCCTGGTGGATGAGGACGAGCTTGTCGATCAGATCGGGGGGCGGGTCGATCACCCCGAAGGCTTCGTTGCTGTCTGGAAAGTCGTCCTCACTTTCCATGATCAGGAATCGGGCCAGCGACCCGTCGGCCACGTTGGACGCCTGCAGCGCCTGCCAGAAGTGCAGCGGCGTGGTCGTGCCGTAGATGCAGGCGCAAGGCTGGTGGATCGCTCGGTGGGCGTTGTTGTTCTGCGTGCTCGCGTACTCGATGCCGAAGTAGGTGGTGCCCGCCGTCGTGTAGAGCTCGGTCATCAGATCCAGGATCTCGCACACGTAGCGCGGAGATCGCTTCCGGTCCGCCGCAGCTGACAGGAACATGCCGAACTCGTCGAGCTGGAACAGGATCGCCGGCTGGCGCTGGATCGCCGTCAGCAGACCGGACCCGGAGGCGATCTTGTTGCCCCCGAGGTACTGCAGCAGGTTGGCCTTGCGGAACAACTCGTTGATCACCACCCGGCTGTGGTTCTTCCCGGCGCCGCTCTCGGCGATGCCGACCACGTAGAGATTCGAGCGCGTATTGCTCTCGGTACGGTACTTGCGCCCCATGAGGGCCCCGACCGCGCACAGACTCGCGCCGAGCGCCAGTACGGGCTGCGGGCGCTTGGCCGTCACCGCCATCAAAGCCATCATGTCGGCGATAACGCCGCCAACCTGATCCCAGCCGGCCGGAAACGGCTTCGGTGCGGGAAGCGAGTCGCCAGCCGGCTCGGTGGTGATGGGGTCGGGAGACTGCAAGGCTTCCAGCAGTTCCCGAGCCGGATGATGGCCGTTCATCACGACCTCGCCGTTGAGCTGGAGGTCGGGCGCAGGCTGCCAGCCGTTATCGAGCGCCAGCTTGTAGAGCGTCCCGGCGCCGATACGTTGCGGGGCGAAGCTGCGCCAGCTCCTGGCCGTGGTCTTGGGGTCGTTCTTCTGCGACGTCGCCGACCAGTCCTCGAACAGCGGCCAGCCCTCGTCGCCGAGGGCACCCTTGATCGCCATCCCGATCCGAACCCAGCTGTCGTAGTCCAGATCAGCATTCACGATGTGCGTGAGCGCGTCCTCGACGGCCTCAAAGGTGCCGCGTTGCTCCGGCAGGTTCGCGCACTCGCTCGTAGCCCCGGGGCCTACGGTCAGGCTCTTTGGGCGCTGGGCCAGCGGGATCATCAGATACGCCTCTTTGGCGAACTCGCGGGCCTGCGCCTCCGTGATCGCCGGCAGTTCGTCCGGGGTCAGATCCGCCAGCGTGCTGACGGGCCAGTCATACGGCTGGCCGGTTTCCGGATGCACGCCATAGGCGATGAATTGCTGCCCGAGGCCCAGCACCTCGATCGGCGGGTACTTGAAGCCAGCGAAGGGCTGCACCGCCCGGTACACCAGCAGCCGCTTGGGCGCCCGGCCGATGCGCACCGCCGGGGTATCACCCAGCATGCGCTTGGCCAGCGCCTCGATCTCGTGAGCGATCGCTGCCGAGTGCACGACGTCGATGTCGATGCCGATAACGCGGCCTGCCGCGATGCCGATGCCGGCCTCGGGCCAGTCGCCCCAGATGTCGACCTCGTTCTCGGTCGTGTCGCGCTCGCAGTGCCGACTCCACTTCGGGTAGTCGTGCCACGAGCCGAGCCGGAACATCCCCGGTTTCTTCGTGTTGGGCTGAATCGGCAGGATCGGGAAACCCCGATCGACCAGCGTCGCGCCGAGTTGCGCCATGTAGTTTTGGCTTGTCATGGCGCTCCTCAGAACGGCGGATCGTCGGCGTAGGCCTCGCGCAGGAAATCCTGGAAGGACGTGACGATCACGTCGATCAAGGTCGACCACTCCTGCTCGGTCCATGTGGCAAGGTCGGTCTTGCCGGTGAGTTCGACATAGGCGCCGCCGCTGACGCTCGCGGCGACCAGGGCGGCGGCTTCGTGTTTGTTTGGATCGATCATTCCCTTCAACCTTGCTGCGATGTCTTGACAGCGCCGGGAGCACAACTTCACGGCCGGCGCGCTGATGCGAATAAGCTCCGGCGCGAACCCGTAGCCACGGGCATCACGCCGGCAGACGGCGCACATCACGAGAAGCGCGCTCCCACCACCTGGGTGTACTTGCCACTCGGGCGGACTGCGATCTCAGCCGGGCAGCGAAGCTGGGAGACGCAGGCGATGGCGTCGTCGACCTTCTTCGGCAGGGGCAGACCGGGCGCCCGGTTGGCCCACCACGTCGCCGCCTTCTGGCGCGGATAGCCCGAGTGCTCGATGCAGATCCATTCGCTGTGATGGGTCATGCCGCTCCAGTAGTCCACGCGCAGGGACGGCGGCTTGCCGGGCTTCTCGTGCCGGGCATAGCTGACACGGGTGACGGGCACCCACTGCGACTTGCCGGAACTCAGCACGTCGAGCTGGCTGGCGTGCCGGTCGATCTTGAGCTTCGGCGGCGGGAACACGTGCCCGCAGTCGGGGCACTCGCGCACCGACGCGTGGACGATGCTGGAGCAGTCCGGACAGGTCTTGGTCGGCGCGACGCCGTCGTCGCCGCGGCCGGGACGCTTGGGGTTCACTGCGTCGATCGGGCCATGGCGGGCGATGTTGCCGGCGAAGTCCAGGACGAGACAGTCGGTCTTGCCAGGTGCCAGCCGGCACCCCCGGCCAGCGATCTGCACGTAGAGGCCTGCTGACTTGGTCGGCCGCAGCATGGCGATGAGATCGACGCCAGGCGCATTGAACCCGGTGGTCAGCACGTTGGCGTTGGTGAGGCAGCGAATACGCCCGGCCTTGAAGTCGTCGATCAGCGCCTCGCGTTGGGCGCTGGGGGTGTCGCCCACGATCGTCTCGCAGGACACGCCGCGCGCACGGATCGCGTCACGCACGTGGTACGCGTGGTCCACGCCCGCACAAAAGACCAGCCAGCTGCGGCGCTCCTGGCCGAAGGCGACGATCTCGCCGACGGCGGCCTGCGTGATGGAGTCCTTGTCGACCGCTGCCTCCAGGTCCTTGGCGATGAACTCCCCGCCACGCGTGCCAACCTCGGACACGTCGATCTGCGTCGCCATACGCTTGGAAACCAGCGGCGACAGGTAACCATCATCGATCAGCTCGCGCACCGACACTTCGTAGGCGATGTCCGTGAAGATGGCGTCGTCCCCCTCATGAAGAAGGCCGGAGTCCAACCGATACGGCGTCGCGGTCAACCCGATCACCTTCATCAGCGGGTTGAGGCGCATCAGGTCGTCGAGGAAGCGCCGGTACATCGTGTTCGATGAGCGCGGGATCAGGTGGGCTTCGTCGATCAGCACCAGGTCGCACTGCTGCACGTCGTAGACACGCTTGTGGATCGACTGGATGCCGGCGAACAGGATGCGCGCCTTGATGTCACGCTGCTTCAGCCCCGCGGAGTAGATGCCTGCCGGCGCATCCGGCCACAGCCGCTTCAGCTCGTTGAAGTTCTGCTCGATCAACTCCCGGACGTGGGTGACGATCAGGATGCGCTGGTCCGGGTAGGCCTTGAGCACCCCTTCCACGAAGGTCGCCATGACCAGCGACTTGCCGCCGGCGGTCGGGATGACGACCAGCGGATTGCCGGTGTCGTCGTTGAAGTAGTTGTAGATGCCTTGGATGGCGGCGCTTTGGTACGGCCGCAGCGTGAGGGTCATGGTGAGGCTCCTTAAATCGTGGTGGCGTACTTGTTCATACCGGTGTCGCGCCAGCGATTCCCACTGGCGAACTCGTACTCGACCCAGTCATCACCGGCGTCGACTTGCCGCCCCGGCACCAGCGGCGGGAGAAACAGGTGCTGCTGACAGGCGGCCCGCTGGTCGGTTTCGCTCAGGCGCCGGTCGTGCCGCGCGCAATGCCAGCCTCCCTCGACTGGCGTCGAGTGCAGGCAGGTGCGGCAGTTGATTTCAGGGGCGGTGTCACCCGCGTGGCACAGCGGCGCGTGATCGCAGAAGCGGCACTGGAACCACGCGGGGTCCTCGCTGATCCGCGCGGGCGGCGTCGCAGCGAAGATCACCCGCCGCGCCTTCTCCAGCAGCCCTTCCGCGAAGACGGCGTCGACTGCGATCCTCTCGACGTAGAGGTCGTCGGTGTCCTTGCAGACCGCGAGGTACATCGCCCGCGTGATGCCGGTCAGGTGCATGTAGACCTGCATCTGCGCGTAGTGCTGCGGCTTGCTGTTGCGGACGCGCTTGGCCACGAGGTCGTTGAAGCTCTTGGCTGAGTGCGTCTTGAACTCCAGGACGTGCCATGTCTTCGGCGCCTCAAGCAAGTTGATGGCGACGCCGTCGAGCGAGCCACCGAAATGGCCGCCGTGCGCCTGAACACGAATCTGGCGCCCTGTCTCCGGATCGACCTCCAGGACCGTTGCGCCGACGCGGCGCAGGTTCCTCACCAGGCGCGCCTCCTCCAACTGGCCGGTCTCGAACAACCGCAGCACCCGGCCTTCGTGCTTGGCCCGCCGGGTCCAGCGGAAGTCGAACCACAGCGCCCGTTCGCAGTCCTTGCCGATCAGCGAGGCGCCGAGGTGGCTGCGAAAGCCGTCGCCGGCGTCCGCTTCGTAAGCGGAAAAGATCGCTTCGCGCGTCGGGCTGGTGGTTAGCGGCAGTTCAGCCATGTGCGCCCTCCTGACGGGCCTGGAGTTCCCGCGCTTGGCTGAGGACTTGCGCCCAACGTTCGTCATCGCAATCAGCGCGCAAGACCTCGATCAGCGCGTCCTTGAACCCGTCCCGGCGCGCAGGACCGCTGACCGCGTTGAGCCTCGCGAGACGAGCCGACACCAGCGCCAGTTCCTGCTGCTTCACGCGCAGCGCGGTCTTGGCGCGGTGGAACCAGGTCGGGTCGAGCGACTTTTTCTCGACCTGACGCCGGATGTCGGTGGTGGCGATCTGGATGCGGATCGAAGCGATCTCGTCCTGCAGCACGGCCAGACGATCGCGGCAGCCTTGCGCCGTGTCGGGCAACCGGATCGTCGCCTGTTGAGCGTACTCGTGCATGCGGCTACCTCGATCAGGCCTGACGCTTCCAGGGCAGACCGTTGGCTGCCGGCGTGCTGGTGGGCGCTGCGGTCACGGGGCGGGCTGCGCTCGGCGCCACAGTAGCTGCGGGCGCGGTGCTCGGGGCAGCGTTGCGCGGCAGGTAGCGGATCGAGTTTGACTCGCCGTACATGCCCTTGGGCGGGCGCACGCGCACGTCGGCGATCAGCGGGATCAAGTGCAGCTGCTCGGAATTGCTGACCTGCATCTTGCCGACAGCCCGGCAGATGGACGACAGCGTGCGCTGCGCGATCTGGACGGTGTCGGGGTTCGCGTTGACGAGATTCAGGCGGTCAAACAGCTTGCGGCCGGCGTACTGCCCTTCGAGGATGTCGACCTCGAGGTACAGGTACTGGCCGTGGCCGTCCTTGGTGACCCGCATCTCGCTGGCAACGATCTGGGCGAGATACTTGCCGGGCGGCAGGACCTCGTAGCCGGTGCTGGGCTCGATGGCGGAAGCGTCGAAGGTGTGACCGAATGAAGCCATGGTGTGATCTCCTTTTTTAGGTGCGGGTGGCGGGGGTTGCGGACGGAATGAGGATGGGTTGCAGGGCCTCGGGCATCGCCTGCGCGAAGGCAGACCACTCAAGAGGCAGCGTGTCGGGCAGGTCGTAGCGGTTCTTGGCGAGAAACGCCGGCCGTTCGCCGGTGTGGATGACGCGCTCGCCCGAGCCGACTGCACGACTGACCTTCTTGTTGAATCCGACGTCGGCCTTGACGGTGCTGATCCGGTAGTTGGCGAACAGCACCACGTCCGAGTGCTCCTGCAGCAGTGCGGCTGCACGGGCGTGCAACTTGATGACGTAGCGGTCGTAGGGGTCGTGCTCGGGGCTGTCGAACCGCTTTATGTCCGTGTGTGCGATCTGCACGACGGTCATGCCCCGGTCGTCGCGCAGCGCATTCAGCCCATCGACATACTGGCGCCACAGACCCAGGCAGGCGACGTAGCCCTTGCCGTAGCCGGCGTCCTCGATCGAGTTCCAACCGTTCTCACGGCACGCCTTGGCCCAGACCAAGGGCTCCAGCCAATCGACGCTGTCGATGACGACGGTGGCGAAGTCGTGCTGCTCGGTGTAGAGCGCGGCCAGCGCCTCGATCACTTCATCGAAGGTGCGCGACAGGGGGAAGTGCGCCGCCGGCAAAGTGCCGAGGCCGTCCTCCGTCTGCACGAACACTGGCTTGTTGGCCTCGGCGGCGAACGTGGTCTTGCCGACTCCCGCCACGCCGTGGATCAGGATGCGCGGTGGCTTTGGCGCCCCAGCGCGGTTCAGTTGTGCAAGGGTTATGGCCATCAGGACGCCTCCCCGAAGTTGCTGTCATTGGCAGCGTCGGGCATGCGGTCCGACTGGATGCGCTCCAGCTTGTAGGAGGGCTTGCCGGTCTTGAGCGTGCGAGCGGGCTCGAACAACTGGCGCACGGCCGGTGGCCAGGCGCTGTACTTCGTCTCGGAGACCTTGATCTCGACGCTGACGTAGCTCTCGGGGTCCTCGCCCCATTTGCGAAGCGCGTCGACCGCGTACTTGAGCTTTTTCTGGTCGTATTCCGGGCGCTTCGGCAGGTCGGCGACGACCATGTAGCCGTCGTCCTCGAACCGGACGGTGCCGGTAGTCTTACCAGCGTCCTGCCGCAGCTTCTGCGCGCGCTCGCTGAAGCGGTGGTGCATCACCGCATGAAGGAGATGCTTGTACTGTCGGGCGGTCTCCTCAGCGGAGGTCACGCGGTGGATCAGGCGATCGATTTCGGCCAACGGCAGGGTTTCAAGCTCAGCCATGACGAAGTTGCCAACTTCTTCGAGGGCATCCGGTTCAGGAATCATGGGTGACTCACTTTCAGTGGGAGGCGGTGGTGGAAGGGACGGTGGTGCCGCTTCCCGCTTTGCGCAGGCGGGTGCGGATTTCGTGGGGCGTGAGCGCGCTGCTGGATCTCACGGCGATGTAGCGGTAGTGCCCGTCGGCAACCTTCAGGCTGAAGAGATGCACGAGGCCCAGTTCGCAGGCGATCCACGCACGGCGTGCAATCGAGTGCAGCCGAGCTCGCTCCTTGGTCGGCAAGGTGCTGCTGGACTCGGAGCGGTCGACCAGCAGCAGCCCCTCGTGGTACTGGATCGACTGGCCCACCAAGGCGCTGGCGATCCAGTCGCAGAAGCCTGCTTCGGTCAGGGCCACAGGCGGCACGTACACCGACTGCAGCGCGGCGCGCCCAACATCGACGCTCAAGCCCAGGTGGCTGCGCGATGTGGCGATCAGTTCATGGTTTGGCAACATTCGATCTCCAGGGATGAGTTGATCCACCGCCGTCGCCCGGAGCCGGGCGAGGCGTTTGTGTTTGTTGAAGGTTCTTACCGGGTGGGGGCGCCGGTTTTCTCAGCCGCCCCGGCTCGGTCAGGCAGCCGTCTTGATGCCGAACATCCGCAGGTGCATCTGCAGATCAGCGACGCGGCGGTAGAAGGTGGCGCTGGACATGCCGGAGGCCTTGGCGGCGCTGGGCAGGTCTTGATGGACTTCCAGTAGCTGCAGCAATCCGACCTGCTCGTCGGTCATGTAGGCCAGCGCCGTTTGCAGGTCATGCAGGGCAGCGGTGTCCGAGAACAAATCGGCGTCGTCGGCCCACATTGGCGTTGTCGCATCGAGAGGCTGGACCGCCGCGGACGCCGTATCGTCATCGTTGGCGGCCTCTGGAGTCGAGAAGAAGGTCAGCCGTCCCCGGTCCTTCTTGAGCGCGCTAATGAAGTCGGCTGTTCGGTGCTCGGACACCACGCCGGTGAAGGTGCCCGGGCTGCCCCGGGTGGGGTCGAACTGCGCCGCACGCTGCACCAGGTCGAGGAGGATCTCCTGATACAGGTCCTCTCGATCGGCGGGTGTCAGGCCGGCGGAGACAGCGGCCCGGTAGGCGCGCGTCTTGGCGGCGCTAATGGCCGCCGCGAAATACGGGTCATTGGCAGCCTGACTGACCCGCAGCGGCGCGCGGGGGATATCTGCGTCCGTATTGAAGGCAGGGTTTGCCGCATCGGCACGGCGGGTTTCTTCTTGCTCCACGATTTCGACTCCATTTGCGATTGCGTGGAGTGATCATCGGGGCCGGAAAGATTGAAAAAAACGAGTATGCGACGCACGCCGCACCGCCAACGACGTTGCTGGTTCAGTCTGCGGCGGACGGTGTGCAGCTCGGCCGGCGCGCGGAGAATGTACAGTCTGCGTCGCAGACTGCACGCCCTTCAGCGGAAACGGATACCCAGTTCCTTTGCACGGGCGCGTATCCAGCCGACCACCGTCCGGTGCTCACGCTCGATTCCACGCTGCGCCAGAACATCGACGTAGTAGGCACCCGCCTTTTCCGCACTGGGAAACTGGGTCGTGTTCTGCTCCCAGAGGTCGAGAACCTGCTGCTTAACGTCGTTGTTTTCCTGATGGCGGCGGCGACTGTTTTCTTTTGCCTGCTCGACCCGGCGCGCCTTTGCGTCCTGTTCTACCTGCTGGAGAACCTCGGCACGGATTCGCATGGCCTCTTCATCTGTCAGCGGCTTGTGCGCTGACTGGATCTTCTCGATCTGTTTTTCGTACCTGTTCTGGGTGCGCTCGATCTGCCGCAGTTGTTCCGCGTAACAGACCGCCTCCATCGCATCGATCAAATGCCGAGCAACCCTGGCCGTATCGCTAGCATCAAGCGTCCGGTTTGCGCGCTTGACCCGCTTCATCTGGTTGAAGTCGAAATGCGTCTCCATTTCCTCGACGCAATCGCCAATCAGCCAAAGCGCCAGAACGGCGAAATACTCGTATTCCCGCAGGTTCTCGACTTCAAGGGTCGACGGATCGAAGAAGGATCCCATCGCCTCTTGGAGCGCATCGAAGTCTGAAGTGTTTTCTGATGTGCGGACGTCATAGTGCTCGGCAGCCTCGTCCTTAAACCCCGTGATGCGGTCCTCATCACCTTCCAGCAACTCATATCGACCGTCGGCCTTGATGGCCTCGATGACGCTATGTTTTTCGCTGTCGAAATAGGCTGAAATAATCTGATCGGCATCTTCGGCGATGGCTCGGATTTCCTTTTCAGTTCGGCCGTAAAGAATTGATCGGGCGCGATAGACGATGGAGGACCCCTGCGGAAACGTCCAATTCTGAAAGTTCCCTTTCAGCGGATCGAAGTGCTCAAATTGTTTGTAATAGCCCATGGCGATGCGCGTGCGGATTCGTTTTCGATTGATGTACCTCGCCCATGAGGATGGTTGAGGTTCAAGGTAGAGCCCATTTTCTCGGATCCTGATCCGCCAGTCACGCTGCCCCAGCGTGACTCGTCAGGCGGCCTGAGAAGAACCCGGGAGTCGGCCCGTATGAACCTGCATGACCGACCGACTCCCGCCACTCGACCGCCCGATCAACAGCCCGACCCTCATCGTCGGCGCAATCCTGGCCATGGGAGTGATCAGGCTGCTGGAGCGCGAAGAACGCCTTGATAACCTGAGCGAACAGCGCGTTAGTACGGGTGTCCTGACCACCGAGGAGAACACCCGTGAATGAACCCGTCGTGGCCCGTGTGGCCGCCCTAAAGACCGCCAGCGCCGTCGAGCTTAAGCAGATGTGGCGGGAGCTGTTCCTGCAGGATCCGCCCCCATTCAACCGCCGCTTCCTGGAAACCCGACTGGCCTACCGCATCCAGGAACTGGCTTACGGCGGCCTAAAGCGCGAAACCGTCAAACGCCTGGAGAAGCTCGGTGAGCAACTGGACGGAGGCAAGGACGAGGTTCGCCGGCGCCGGGTGGACAACCGCCCCATTGCCGGCACCCGCCTCATCCGCGACTGGCAGGGTGTGCCCTGTGAAGTCATCGTCGGCGTCGACCACTTCGAGTACCAGGGGCGTCGGTACAAGTCGCTGTCAAGCATCGCTCGGGCCATCACGGGCACCAACCGCAATGGCTGGACGTTTTTTGGCTTTGCCTCGGCGCGGGGTGCAGGATGACAGCACCCCGTCGCCTGAGCTGCGCGATCTACACGCGCAAGTCCACTGAAGAGGGGCTAGACCAGAACTTCAACTCGCTAGACGCGCAGCGGGACGCCTGCGAGAACTACATCGCCAGCCAGAAGTCAGAGGGCTGGTTGATGACGCACGATCGCTACGACGACGGTGGTTACTCGGGTGGCAACATGGACCGGCCAGGCCTGAAGCGCCTACTCGCCGATGTTCGGGCTGGGCTGGTGGACATCATCGTCGTCTACAAGATCGACAGGCTCTCGCGTTCGCTGGCGGACTTCGCCAAACTCGTCGAGATCTTCGACCAGCACAAGGTGACCTTCGTCTCGGTGACGCAGGCATTCAACACGACCACCTCAATGGGTCGGTTGACGCTGAACATCCTACTGTCGTTTGCCCAGTTCGAGCGCGAGCTGGCCGGCGAACGGGTGCGCGACAAGATCGCCGCCTCCCGCCAGCGTGGCATCTGGATGGGTGGCATGCCACCGATCGGCTACGACGTGGTCGAGCGCAAGCTGGTCCCCAACCCCGGGGAGGCGCAGATCATCCGCGAGATGTTCACCCGTTTCGCCGCCGTACCGTCCATGGCCACCCTGGTCAGGGACCTGCGAGCCCGTGGCGTGACGTCCAAGTCCTGGACAACCGTCAAGGGGGTGGAGCGCAAGGGCAAGCTGATCGACAAGGGCTACGTCTACAAGATCTTCAAGAACCCGGTCTACATCGGCGTCGCTGCCTACAAGGGGCGCCACTACCCGGGCGAGCACGAGGCCATCATCGATCGGTCCCTGTGGGACGCCGTCCAAGCGCTGCTCCAGGCCGGAACGCCACATACCAAGGGGTCATCGGCACCTCGTGAGACCAAGGCGCCGACTCTGCTTCGAGGTCTGCTCTTCTCTGACGCGGGTCGAGCATTCACGCCGGGCTGGACGGTCAAGGGACAGAAGTACTACCGGTACTACATCAACACCGACGCCATCAAGCTCGGCAAAGACGCCTGCGAGGTGCGCCGGATGCCGGCCGGCGAAATTGAGACCGTGGTGGTCGAGCAGTTGCGGCACATCCTGCGTTCACCCGAAGTCCTGTCACAGGCAGTCCGTGAGGTGACCTCACTTCGACCCAGAATCAGTGAGGCTGAGGCGATTGCCGCCCTGCGCTCCATCGACGCGGTCTGGGATGAACTGTTCCCGGCGGAGCAGGCCCGAATTGCGCACGCCCTGATCGACCGGATCACCGTTCGCAAAGATGGGATCAGCATTGCCTGGAAGACCGAGGGTATGCCCAAGTTGCTCCGTGACACGGTCGTGCCTGATGCCGCCCCGGAGGCAGCATGACCCATCCTCAGACTGCTATCCCCCTGACGACCGACATCCCCATGACGTTCCGGATCCGTGGCGGCAAGACCGTCATGGTCCTGCCCGATGGCTCTCGTGCGGTTGCGCGGCGAGAGGCGACGATCGACAACACGATGGTCAAGGTGATTGCGCGTGGCTTCCGATGGCAGCGCCTGTTGTATGAGGGAGCCTACGCCACGATCGAGGACATGGCCGCGGCCGAGAAAATCAATCCGTCTTACATCAGCCGGATCATGCGGCTGGCCTACCTGGCGCCGGCCATCGTCGAGGCCATCCTAGAGGGCCGCCAGCCGGCCCACTTGACCATGAAGGACCTGATGGCGCCGTTTCCGCTGGACTGGGCGGAGCAGGAGCGCCACTTCTTCGGCCCCGGTCAGTAGACCGCCCCGTCGCGAGGTCGACCCCGCAGTCGACCGCTCAGTCCCCCCAAAGTCGCGTAGGCCGGCCCAACGGGCCTGGCTCACCCGGTGAGCCCGCGGCCGCCGACAATCTTTCAATCCTTCATTCAAGGATTGAAAGTTTTGCACTATCCTGTCTTCCTTTCCACCCAAACGGCAATGTCCATGGCATCGAGTCCAGGCACGAGCGGAATCATGACGATCGGGGAGGTCGCTGACTACCTGAAGGTCACCGAGCGGACCATCTACCGGCTGGCTGCGGCCAAGAAGATCCCGGCCTTCAAGGTCGGCGGTAGCTGGCGGTTCTCTCGTGCCGACATCGAAGTCTGGATCAAACAGCAGTCGATGGAAGCGATCGAGCCGACCAAGAAAGACAGCGGAGAACCCTCATGACAGCCACCAGCCTGCCCGCCATCCTGAAGACGCGCTTGCTCGTCGGCTACCTCGGTGAACGAGCGCAGCACGCCTGGTGGCCCACGGCGTTCTACGAGACCTCCAGCCGGCTGTTTCTGGAGCCTGTCTTCTCCAGGACATCCCGGCTTGCCCAGTACCACGGTGTCCTCGAGGCCGCGCGACGGCTGCACGACGAGCACCTCAGCGTTGGCAGCTACCACCTGTTTCGGCTACCCGAGGAGGTCGAACAGGATCTTCACAACCTGGTCCAGCTCCCCGAGGCAGACGAATTCGCGCTCCAGGAGATGCACAGCAAGGACGCTGCACTGGGCGCCCTGAAGGATTTGGCCGGTGAGGTTTCGGTGAAGAGCGTCGGCCCCACCGCGATCGGAAACATCGGCGATCTGGATTCGCCCAACACCGTCAAGGCCATTGCTGCAGCCTACCTATCGGCGTTCAGCGAGGACGCCAAGGCGTACCCGTATCTGGTGGGTTGATCGTGATCGACAGCAATCCGTACACGACACAGCTGCAGGCAGGCCTTGGACTCGTCAACGAGACCAAGACGCTCCTGGAGCTGTGGGCGCCCGGGATGACGGCGAATCAGCTGCACCAGGTCGCGTTGGAGTCAGGCCGGTTCCCGAACGTCACAGCCCGCCGACTGCGCAACATCGTCGTCGAGTGCTTCGCTCCTCGCTACCTTGTAGCTGGTGGCGCACCAGCCGCGCATCTCAAGCGCCTGGCGTCGGCGATCTCGACCGCTGATCTGACCCAGCTATTGCTCGTGTTCACGAGCCGGGCCAACCCCATCCTCGGCGACTTCGTGCGCCAGGTCTACTGGGCGCGCTATGCCGGTGGATACACGCAGGTCACCAACGACGATGCGCGTGCCTTTGTCGAGCGCGGCATCGACGACGGCAAAACGGTCAAGCGCTGGTCCGAGGCAACCGTGCGACGTGTCTCCGCCTACCTGACCGGTTGTTGCGCCGACTACGGAATGCTCGAACGCGGGTTGCGGTCCAACCGCCGCATTCTCCCATTTCGCATCTCCCCCACGGTGGCCGCGTACGTCGCCTACGAACTGCATCTCGCGGGCGTCGGCGACAACGCATTGCTCACCCACGAGGACTGGCAGCTCTTCGGCCTGGCGCGCGAGGACGTGCTGGAGGAAATCAAACGACTCTCGCTGAAGGGGCTGCTCATCGTCCAGGCCGCTGGCGATGTGATCCGCATCAGCTGGAAACAACCCGACATGGAGGCGCTCTGCGATGTCCTCGCTCAAGGCTGATTTCGACGAACTGCGCGAGCGCATTCGGCACGGGCGCGAGCTCGGTCATGCGAGTTTCGAGCCGATCTACTACCTGGTGTTCCCACCTGAACAGATCCTCGAGGTCAAGCGGCAGACGCCAGCCTGGGTAGCGAAGCTGCACCAAGAGGGCTGGGACGTCCACACCTTCTCTATCGCCGAGCACGTCTGGACACAGCTCAAGGAAGACCCGTTCTGGTCGCTCTGCGTGATGGAGGACAAAGCGGCGCCCCTGGATTGGTCACGCACCAACAAGGCGCTGGCGGACATCCTGACCGCCGACAACGCCTTGCTGAAGCGGCTTGAAGCCGCGCTGCAGCCGCTCGAAGGCCAGCAAAACGCGCTGCTGCTCGTTACCGACCTGGAGGCGCTGCATCCCTTCTTGCGCATTGGCGCCATTGAAAGCCAGCTCCAGGGCAAGTTTCACGTGCCGACGATCTTCCTCTACCCCGGCGTGCGAACCGGCAAGACGAGGCTGAAGTTCCTCGGCTTCTACCCCGAAGACGGCAACTACCGCTCTGTGCACGTCGGCGGCTGAACAGACAAAGAACGCAGGGATCCACCCATGACCATCCGCTCACTTTTCGACCCCAGCAAAGACATCTACCGCACCATCGAGAAGGTCATCACCTACGGAGCCTCCCAAGAAGGCCGCCTCAAGGCTGAGATCTCCGAGTACGTGGTCACCGACAGCATTGAGGAGCAGTTCCGTAAGCTACTCGACCGCATGCAACTGGCGATGGAGTCTGGTGGCGAGAACGAAATCGGCGTCTGGGTATCGGGCTTCTACGGTTCCGGTAAGAGCTCGTTCACCAAGTACCTGGGCTTGGCCTTCGATGATCAGCGCACAATCGACGGCACCCCCTTCATCAAGTACCTCCAGGATCGCCTGCACAAGCCGCAGACCAAGGCGCTACTAAGCACCGTGGCGCAACGGTTCCCTGCCGCCGTGGTCATGCTCGACCTGGCGAGCGAGATGCTCGCTGGCGCCACGATGGAGGATGTCTCCACCGTCCTCTACTTCAAGGTGCTGCAATGGGCCGGCTACTCGCGCAACCTCAAAGTTGCAGCATTCGAGCGCATGGTCGAGAAGGACGGCCGCACACCTGAGCTGCACGAGCGCATCGCCAAAGCACTGCCCGGCGCGACCTGGGCCCGCGTTCAGAACAACCCCCTGGCCATCGATGGGCTGATCCCGAAGATCGCCCACGAGATGTACCCGGCACTCTTCCCAGAGGCCAAGTCGTTCTCGTCCAGCACCGATGGGTTTTTCCAGTTCGAAGACCAGCGCGTGCAGGAGATGATCGACATCGTCCGCGAGAAGAGCGGCAAGCAGAACATCATCTTCATCGTCGACGAAGTCGGCCAGTACGTCGCCTCGCGCGACAACCTGATCCTCAACCTCGACGGCCTGGCCAAGAACCTCAAGCGCCTGGGCGACGGCAAGGCCTGGATCATCTCCACCGCGCAGCAAACGCTCACCGAAGACGATCCACGTGCAGCCCTGAACTCAGACAAGCTCTACAAGCTCAAGGACCGATTCCCGATCCAGATCGACCTGGAGTCCAGCGACATCAAGGAGATCTGCTACCGGCGCCTGCTGGGCAAGTCGCCGGCGGGTGAAACCGAGCTCGGCAAGTTGTTCGACGCCCACGGCCAGGCGCTTCGCCACAACACCAAGCTGCAAGACGCCAAGTACTACGACGCCGATTTCAGCAAGGCGAGCTTCACCAATCTCTACCCGTTCCTGCCGGCGCACTTCGACATCCTGCTGCACCTGCTGGGCGCCCTGGCCAAGTCCACCGGGGGCATCGGCCTGCGCTCCGCGATCAAGGTCATTCAGGACGTTCTGAAAGGCGAAGGCGGCTCCAAGGCCATGGCCGATCAGCCAGTGGGCTGGCTGGCCACCACCGTCACGCTGTACGACGAACTGGAGAAGGACATTCGCCGTGCCTTCCCGTCCGTGCACCAATCGGTTGGCAAGGTTCAGATCCGTTTCCCAGACTCGCAGCTTCACCAAGACATCGCCAAGTCCGTGGCCGTGCTGCAGATCCTGGGCAACCTGCCGGTGACGGTGCAGAACGTCGCCAGCTTGATGCACCCGTCGGTCACTGCGCCCTCGCAGCTCGACACCGTCAAGAAGGCCGTTGAGGACATGCTCAATGACGTGCATGTGCCGCTGGGTGAGAAGGATGGGAGCCTGGTCTTCCTGAGCGAACGGTTGCGCGATATCGAGCAGGAGCGTGGCGCCATCGCTCTGCGTACTGTCGATGTGAAGCGCATCTTCAACGACGCGCTGCGCGAATCGTTCGACCCGCTGCCCCGGGTGAGTCTGCACGGCACGATGGCTGTGGCCACCGGGCTGAAGGCACAGGCTGGGAGCGCTATCACCAGCCTAGCGGGTGATACGAACACCATCCAGACCGTTGTGGAGCTGGTGTCTGCCAGCGACTACGACACTGCCAAGAACCGGATGCTGGACGACTCTCGCAGCCGCGCGGGCCGCAACATCATTGGGCTCTTAACCAGAGCCAACCCTGATCTCGATGATCTCTCCAACGAGATCTACCGCTGCCAGCGGATCGCCGAGCTGCACCGGAACGAGCCCGACCAGGAGGTCAAGGACTACTGCTCCGGCCAGCTCGACCGCGCCGCCAAGCTGGCGACGCAGCTGCAGAGCAAGATAAAGCAGACCCTGCAATCAGGCTCCTTTGTCTTCCGCGGCCAAGCCACAGCGGTATCTGCGCTGGACGCAGACCTGCTGGAAGCCGCCAAGAAGCTCCTCGTGGACGTGGCCGACCAGGTTTTCGATCGGTACGTGGAAGCCCCGGTTCGCGGGGGCACCGACACCGCCGAGAAGTTCCTGAAGGTGGCCAACCCCGCTGCCATTGGCAGCAGCCTGGACCCGCTGGGCTTGGTGCAGACCGTGGCTGGGCGCGCGTCGTTCAAGACCGACCACAAGGCCATGATCAGCATCCGCGACTACATCGACAAGCGTGGCACGGTCGATGGCAAACGCCTGCTCGACGACTTCAACAGCGATCCATTCGGCTGGTCGCCCGACACCACGCGCTACATCGTCGCGGCCATGCTGATGGCTGGCGAGATCAAGCTCAAGGTCTCCGGCCGTGAGGTGACCGCCGCTGGCCAGCAGGCGATCGATGCGCTGAAGACCAACAACTCCTTCAAGCAGATCGGTGTGTCGCTGCGGGACGAACGTCCGTCCATCGAAACCCTCGGTCGTGCGGCTGAGCGGCTCACCGAGCTGGTGGGTGACATGGTGATCCCCCTGGAGCAGGAGATCAGCAAAGCTGCCGCCAAGCACTTCCCGCGCTTCCAGCACGACTACGGATCCCTGGCCGAAAAGCTCAGCGGACTCGGGTTAGCCGGCAGCGACCGCGTACGCACACTGAACCAGGACATCGCCGACGTCTTGTTCACCGACGCTTCGGATGCCCCCCAGCGGCTGGGTGCGGAAACCGCGGCCATCTATGACAACTTGAAGTGGGCGCTCGAGGTGAAGCGCGCGCTCGACAACGGCCTCGATTCCACCTTGCGCGATCTCCAGGCTCACCGCCGCGACATCGAGGCCTTGCCAGACACCGGCGTACCCGGCGAGCTGCGCCGCGAACTGACGGAAGACTTGGGTGCCCTGTCTGAGCGCCTGGGCAAAGAAGACTTCTACAAGCACACCGCCGACTTCAGCTCGCAGCTGACCCATCTGCGGGGCCGGGTGCGCGACGCGGTCATCACCCTTTCTGACCAGCAGAAGCTGCGCCTCAAGGAAGGCGTCGAGGACCTGCAGCGCATCGCCGAGTGGGTCGAGCTGACCCAGGAAGAACGCGGCAACGCCGTGAACCGGCTGGATGGGCTAGCGCTGGACGCCACGCAGGATTTGTCTGGCCTAAAGAGGCTGCTGGCCCGCGACTACGACATCAATAGCACCCTGGAGGAGCTGAAGCGCTCGATCCAACGTCAGGGCCAGGAGCGACTGCGCCAGCGCATGGAGGAAGAGCGGGCCAAGTCCGGTGAGAAGGGGCCGTCCAAACTCACAAGGAAGGTTGCCGTGCCGGCCAAGATCACCACGGCGGCCGACATCGACGCAGTCATTCAGCAACTACACGAGATCAAGGCGCAGGCTGGCCTTTACTCAGAAATCGAGGTCACCTTCTCGGTCGGCAATGGAGGCCAGCAGTAAATGGCCTTCGACCAAACAACAAGAAACCGCCTGCAGCGCTTCGTCAACGACGCTCGTCGGGTGCTGGAAGAAGAGTTCACCCGACAGCTGCAGAACGACTACGGCATGGACCCGAACGCGGGGACAGTCGCCGAGTTGGCCAGCCTGCGGCACATCAACGACGCGCAGCGCGAAACCGCCCGCATCCTGCGCGACACCCTGGCGCACTACACCGCCAGTGGCGACATGAACGCCAGCCAAGGGTTGGATCGCATCGTGCGGGAACAGGCGTTCACCGTGCTGAACCGCCTGGCCGCCCTGCGCATGGCGGAGTCGCGCGGGCTGCTGGTGGAGTCGGTGGGCAATGGCTTCCAGGCCAAAGGCTTTCAGCTCTATGCCCGTCTTTCAGGCACCGGCCTTGGCGAAACGGGTGATGCCTACCGCGTTTACCTGTTCAGCGTGTTCGATGAACTCGCCCAAGACCTGCCGGGCCTGTTCGACCGCTACTCACCGCAGGGACGCATGTTCCCGCGCGAAGCTGCGCTACTTCAAGTTCTTAACCTCATCAACGACACCGACATCGCCCCGCTGTGGGGTGAGGACGAGACGATCGGCTGGATCTACCAGTACTTCAACTCCAAAGAAGAGCGCAAGGAGATGCGTGAGGCTTCGCATGCCCCGCGCAACAGTCGCGAGCTGGCCGTTCGCAACCAATTCTTTACGCCGCGATACGTGGTTGAGTTCCTGGTGGACAACACCCTTGGGCGTCTCTGGTTTAACGCCACGGGCGGGATTACCGGCCTGCGCGATCGCTGCCAATATCTGCTGGTCAAGCCGGACGAAACGCCACAAGCCGCCACCAAGCTGCGTGACCCGCGCACGCTCAAGCTGCTTGACCCAGCCTGCGGCTCCATGCACTTTGGCCTGTATGCTTTCGATCTGTTCGCCGTGATTTACCGAGAAGCCTGGGGCTGGGAACAACAGCACGGCCCCGGCTCGTTGGATGTCTCGACCCAGCCCCAAGCTACGCTGAAACCACTGAGCAAGACCTACGATGACGAGGCGGCATTTCTGCGCGACGTTCCGCGTCTGATCATCGAACACAACATCTACGGTGTGGACATAGATCCGCGCGCTGCGCAAATAGCCTCTCTGGCGCTGTGGCTGCGCGCCCAGCGCGCTTGGCATGATGCGGGAGTGAAAGCCAAAGTCCGTCCCTTGATTGGACTGGGTCATGTGGTCGCCGCCATCGCACCTCCAGCAGAGCTTGGATTACGCCAGCAGTTTTGCGCCAACCTCGATAAGCGGGATGCCGAGCTGTTCGAGAAAACCCTGCAAATGCTCAAGGACCTGCCAGTGCTTGGTGTGCTGCTCCAGGTAGAGCGCGAGCTACCTCACTTGATCCGCCAGGTCTACGTAGGAAAAGGCACGGGCCTGTTTGCCGAGCAGGAGCAAGCGGACTGGCAACTAGCGGAGGCCCGGCTGCGCACGGCACTCACCGAGTTCGCCCAGGCCGCCAAGGCCACGTATCAGGGGCGCCTCTTTGCACAGGATGCGCTGCTAGGGCTACGGCTTATTGATCTGTGCAGTGAAGTGTTCGATGTCGTGGTGATGAACCCGCCTTTTGGTGATGTACCACTTGGCGGTAAAGAGTACCTGTTTCGCACATATAGCGAATACAAGGCTGACCTATATGCAATGTTCGTGGCTCGCGGCCTAGAGTTACTAGCACCTGGTGGCTATTTCGGAGCAATTACCTCCCGCACTGGTTTCTTCTTAACAACTTTAAAGGAATGGCGAGAACTACTTCTGCGGGATTTTCCAGTGGGTAGGTTTGTTGATCTTGGTCTCGGAGTCCTTGATTCAGCAATGGTTGAAGCATGTTGCTTTGTCGCGAGCCGCTTAAATGACCCTCGTGATGCGATATTCATAAATGCTGTTGCTGCCGAGGATAAAGGCAATCACATCCTTAATGTTGTCCGCAGTGGGGAATATAGAGGTGTCGACCTTTCTACTTTTTCCTCAATCCCAGACAGCCCCTTTGCTTACTGGGCGCATGACGAGCTTAGGAAGTTGTTTTCGACAAAGAAATCTTTGCTAGAGAGTGGATTCAGAGTTCGGCAAGGATTGGGATCTAGTGACAACTTTAGGTTCTTGCGGGCATGGTGGGAGGTTTCTTTCGAGAAAGTCGGATTTGGAAAGAAATGGTGCAGTTACGCCAAAGGCGGCGGATACATGCCTTTCTGGGGTGATCAAGATTTGTTGGTGCTTTGGAGTGATGATGGTCGTGAAATAAAGCAGTTTAGCGCCCATCTATATGGATCTTGGTCCAAACAGATTACAAATGTTCAATATTATGGACGGAAGGGGTTGACCTACTCGTCGAGAACATCATCAGAGTTTTCACCCAGGATTTTCCCTGTCGACTGTGCGTTCGATACAAAAGGCTCGTGTATTTTTGATGAAACAGGACAGGATGATGATCTTAGGCTTATTAAGTTATTGGCCATTATTCAATCCCGGATCTTTAGGTCTCTAGTGAATATGTGTGTGGCTACCTCTGGCGATACCGCTAGGTCATACTCAGAGGCGCTAATTGAAAAGATGCCTATTCCTGAGTTGAGCAGCATTGATGAGTCTCGCCTTCAAGAAGTAAAACGTCTGATCCGGATCAATATGGGTGGGGAGCGATATATCGAAACCACACATTCTTTCTCCTTACCAAAATTGAAGGGAAGCCAAGTCACCGATCTTTTAAAAAAGCTTGATGAAGAAGTTATTGCTGCTAAAGCACTCTACAACACGGCACTAGATGAGCTTGATCTTTGCGTGGCGAGGGCATACGGAATAGAGGACAACATTTTCCAAAGTGTTGTCGAAACACCTAGGCATCACTACTCGATAAGTGAAGAGTTGCCGTTATCTTCGGTAGCAATTGTTTGTGAGATGCTCTCTTGGTGCGTTGGAATTGTTTTTGGCCGCTTTGACTGGCAGCTGGCTACTGGCGAGCGCGCGGCCCCCTCCGAGTCGGAACTCTTCGATCCGCTGCCTGCCAAGAGCCCAGGGATGCTGCAGGACGGGGTCGCGCCCTTCCATGCGCACGAAGGCATCCTGGTGGATGACCAAGGCCATCCCCATGACCTCGCGCGCCTTACTGAGGAGGTTCTCGCTCGCGTCGATGTTACCGTCCCGGATGACATTCGCCGCTGGCTGCAGCGAGACTTCTTCGCCTATCATCTGCAGCGCTACTCCAAGAGCCGCCGCAAAGCACCCATCTATTGGTCGTTGTCGACGACGTCTGGTAGCTACACGCTGTGGGTCTATTACACAAGCCTCACCAGTCAAACTCTTTACACGGCCATCAACGACTTCGTCGAGCCCAAGATCAAACAAGTCGGCGCTGACTTGACGTCGCTGCGGAGTAAGGGTTCTGATCGGACGCGCGACGACGAAAAGCAGTTCGAAGCCTTCCAGGCCTTTGAGCTGGAGTTGGTCGAACTGCGTGACATCTTGCTCAAGCTCGCGCCCACCTACAAGCCTGACCACGACGATGGGGTGCAGATCAGCGCAGCGCCGCTGTGGCCGCTTTTCCGCCACAAGCCCTGGCAGAAGGTGCTGAAGGACACATGGGCGAAGCTCGAAAAGGGTGACTACGATTGGGCTCACCTGGCCATGAACTACTGGCCAGAACGCGTGCGGGAGAAGTGCAAGACAGATAAGTCGCTGGCCATCGCCCATGGCCTGGAGCATCTGTACGTCGAGCCTGAGGCGCAGCCCAAGAAGACGCGCGGCTGGAAAAAACCTGGGGATCGAGCGTGATTAAAAAATTTCTAAATTGGCTTTTTTTTCTGGGCGAAAGAGAGCGTCCGGTAAAAGATGCTGCCGAGAAACTTCAGATGAGTATGCGCACTACTGCGAAGTGCCGATATAACGCCTCTGTGAGGCTGCAACATCAAGGGAAATTTTCATTTTTTACAACAACAGTACTTTCGCTGGGGCTTGTTTTCATACCTCTCATGCAAAATGCCGGGGTTCGATTGGCATTTGAGTCTAATGTACTCAATATGATGCAAATATTTCTTGGCGTTTCTGTACTTGTTTACTCGGTTGTTATCGGAACTGCTCGATACGAAGTGAGATCTACTCAGCTCAATGAGTGTGGCGATAAGCTCAAGGAATTGATTAGAGAACTCGACAAGGAACGAGAAGTCAATTTGCCCAATCTTATACCTGCACAAAAGTTAGCTGAGTTCCAGAAGAGATATTCGGACATAGTCACTGACGTAGAGAACCATGTTCGCAATGACTATCGATTCGCCGTACTTGAAATGGTCAGAGATTACTACATAAGAGGACTTCCTCGCGTAAAGCTGTGGGTTGAAGCTCATTTTCTACGAGTGGCAAATTATGTTTTGCCCGCATTATTGATGCTGATGGAGATTATATTTATCACAGACATGATGGGTGCAACGTTTATTTTTACTGACTATTTGAATGGCAAGGCAGTCCGTGCACCGCAATAATCGTTCACGTATCGAAGGTGGTCTCATATGATCATCGCAGAGTTCATCCGCGAGAGCGTGCTCCGATCCCGCTTGAAGCAGGCTGGTGCGCTGGTGGTGTACGACGCCGATAGGCGCTACCGCGAGCAGTGCTTCGATCTGGCCGGTGAAAAGGTTCGGGTCGTGGACACGACTGAGAGCAGCATCGAAAGCCGCGAAGCGGCGCTGTTGGCTCTGCGCGAGGTGGGGCACCCTCAGACACCTGTGGACGGTGTCTTGATCTACGTACCCCGAAAGCGGCCTGAAACCGACGAGGAGAAGCAAGCAGACCCGTTTGCGCTCTACGCCGAATGCGGCGCCGTGTTCCCGCAAGACGATGGTGATGAGTACCTGAGCCTTTGCCTGCGCGCCAGGCCGGATCACGCTACCGAGATCCGCCAGGTGTTCGCCAATGCATCGGGTAGGCCAACCTTTGCCGTGATCGACGCCATCGGCGGCGGCGTTAGCTGGCCCCAACTCAGGGCCACACTACGGGCCGACTCCGGCCGGGAAATCTTGGCTGCGCTGCTGGCGCCAACTGGCGCGCAAGCGGCCTCGCTCAAGGAACAAGAAGGCTGGGTACAGGAGGCACGAGACTTCCTTCGCGCCACCCTGGGGCTGAGCCTGAAGACGCGCGGCAAGACCTGGTCGGCCCTGGCGGACGAGCTTTGGCGCTACTTGTTGTTCAGCGAGTTCGTGTTTGATTTGCCAGTCGCATTGCCCGCCACCCTGCAAGGGGTGCCGCACGCACCGATGGAGGCCAGGCCGATCGTGGAAGATGTCTGCGACCGGCTGCGCAGCGACCCGAAGTCGTGCGCCACCTACATCGAGCGGGCAGAAGCTATCGAGGCAGAGCTCAACCTGAGCGATCTCTGCGGCGCAATTGAAGACCTGGGCGAGCGCGACACCTTTCCCTTCGAGGAAAGGACCTTCCTGCGCACCGCCATCAAGGGCATCGTGACCGGCGATACTGATGCCACGCGCCGTGTGTTGACCCGGCAGAAGAGCTCCGTCTGGCTGGGCAAGGGCGAGAGTCAGGCGCAGTGGGACTTGATCCGTGCGGGCCTGAGCCTCGTGGAAGCGTGCGATGACTTTGAGCGCCAGTTGCCGGATCATGCCCGTTCGCAGGCGGAGCTGATCGACTTCTACCTGGTTGGCCTGCGCGAAGCCGACCGGCTGCAGCGTGAGTTCGAGCAGGCCGCGGGTGACTTCCTGGACCAGCATGGCTTGATGCACGAGGTGATCGGCCAGGCAAGGGCGCGCTATCGACGCTTGGCAGAGAAGGTCCAAGGCGTGTTTGTGAAGCACGTCGAATCCTCCGGTTGGCCCCCAGCCGGCCGCCTGGCCAACGCCGACGCATTCGATCGCCTGGTGGCGGACCGCCTCAAGGAGAACGGGCGCAAGGTGGCTTACCTGATGGTGGACGCCCTGCGCTACGAGCTGGGCGTGGCTCTGGAGAAGCTGCTGGCGGAGGATGGACCGGTCGAGCTGCAGGCCGCTTACGCGCAGTTGCCGACCATCACCCTGGTGGGCATGGCCAGCTTGCTGCCGGGTGCGCGCACCGGTTTGACCCTGTCAATAGAGAACGACGCCTTGGTGCCCGAGCTGGCGGGGGCGCCGGTGAGCAACGTCGCGCAGCGCATGAGCGTGCTGTCGAAGCGGTACGGTGACCGTTTTGAAGAGATGCCCCTCAATGACTTCGTGCGGGGCAAGCCGAAGATCGCAGAGACCGTCGACTTGCTGGTGCTGCGATCGACCGAGATCGACAGCCAGCTTGAAAGCAACCCGGAGACCACCCTCGGGTTGATCCCTGGCACGCTGAAGCTCATCCGCGTGGCGCTGCACAAACTGCGTGGGATGGGTTTCAAGGAAGCGGTCATCGTGACAGACCACGGCTTCTTCCTGAACGCTCAGGCCGAGGCGGGCGACGTGTGCGTCAAGCCCCAGGGCACGTGGCCGGTGAACGCACATGACCGCATGATGCTGGGCACCGGCTCGGCTGACGGGCACAGCCTGGTGGTCGGCGCTGAGAAGATCGGCATCCGGGGTGACTTCGCTCATGTGGCCATTCCCCGCAGCATGGCTCCGTACCGCTCAGGCCACCTCTACTTCCACGGCGGGGCCTCGCTGGCGGAGGCTGTCGTGCCGGTGCTGGTGGCGCGCCTCGATACCGCCGCTCACGCCGAGCAGCGCAAGGTGTTGGTCGAGCTGACCTACAAGAACGGGGCTCAGCGCATCACGACTCGGCTGCCGGTCATCGAGGTGGTGCTGGTCTCTGACGACATGTTCTCTCAGGACGTGAGCCTGGAGATCTTGCTGGAGGCACAGGACAGCAAGGGCAACGTGGTTGGCGAACCTCGCCCAGGCGGGGACGTGAACCCCGCCACCCGGACGGTGACCTTGATGCCGGGTCAGCGCAAGCAGATTGCTCTGCGCATGGATGAGGAATTCCGGGGCAAGTTCTCCGTCAAGGCGCTCAACCCGACGACGCTGGCGCTAGCGTCGAAGGGCAGTGAACTGTCCCTCGAAACTGATTACACGGAGTGAGCCTGATGGACGAACTCGACAAGAAACTCAACGAGACCTTCGACGGCAAGGTGCTGCGCAAGGACTTGCTGCACCGGATCAAGAAGGGCACCAACGTCCCGACCTTCGTGCTGGAGTTCCTGCTGGCCAAGTATTGCGCCAGCAATGACCAGGCCGAACTCGACGCTGGCATGGAGGCAGTGCTGTCCTCCCTCCAGGAGAACTACGTTCGCCCGGACGAGGCCAACGCAGCACAGTCCAAGGTGGCCACCAAGGGCAAGCACCGGTTCATCGACAAGGTTCACGTCCGCTACGTCGAGAAAGAGAAGCGGCACTGGGCATCGCTGGAGAACTTCAACTCCCAGCGCATCGCGATCGGCGAGAAGTTCTACCGGGACAACGACCGCTTGCTGGAAGGCGGAATCTGGGCCGAAGTGACGCTGGTGCACAACGACATCGACGAGGATGACTATGCGTTCTCCATCGAGGATTTGCGCCCGATCCAACTGACGCGCTTTGACTTTGCGCGCTACACCGAAGGCCGGGCTGCGTTCACCCGCGACGAGTGGCTGGCGGCGGTGTTGCGGTCGGTCGGCCTGGAGCCGACGAAGCTGTCGCACCGCGTGAAGATGCACTTCATCGCCCGCCTGGCCGCCCTGGTGGAGCCGAACTACAACTACATCGAGCTGGGGCCGCGTGGCACGGGTAAGTCCTACTTCTTCAGTGAGTTCTCACCCTACGCCACCTTGATCTCGGGCGGCCAGGCGACCAAGGCCACGCTGTTCTACAACAACGCGCG